CCCATCAAAGTCGTGCTCTAGCCAAGCTACCCGCTACCGGAGGTTACTTGGCGTTCGAGCAGGGTTGACTGGTCTGGGCAAGACACTCACGGCCATCCATTTCGCTGAGATGCATGGCTACAAGAGGATCTTGGTCGTGGCTCCTGCTGTGGCTACAATGGTCTGGCAGGACGAACTAGAGAGAGAGCACATTCATGTCGAACTCCCCCAAGGCACCCGGGACGCCAAAGGAAGTCAAATTCATGTTCTGGGACGATCTGGGTACGAAGGCTACATCGTCCTCAATTACGAAGCGCTCCTTGGAAAAGTGGTGGAACGAAATGTACGAGAATGGGGGCCTGATCTCATCATCATTGATGAAGCCCACAAGATCAAGAATGCCACGGCCAAACGATCGAAGTCCTTGCATCGTCTGTCACGAGATACGTCCTGCCTGCTTCTTTCAGGAACCCCTATCACGAAGAATCTGCTCGATCTGTACTCGCAATACAAGACGATCGAAGAACGCATATGGGGAGGACAGACCTGGACGGCGTTCAAGGCCCGCTACGGTGTATTCGGCGGTTACGGGGGATATGAGCTTCTCGGCTATCGGGACACGGGTGATCTCCGACGACGCATACGCCCGTTTACCGTCGTTGCCCGCAAGGAAGACACCCTCGACCTCCCCAGCAAAACCTTCACCACTATACCTGTCCGGGCCGATGACGCTCATTGGCGGGCATATCGAGAAATGGCCAGAACCGGAGTCTGGAAAGAGTGGGTTACCACTACCCCCCTTGAGGTCGCCCTCCGACTCGCCCAAATCGCCGCTTCCGCCAAAATCAAGGCCACCACAGACTTTGTCCGAGGCCTTGTCGATCTCGGAGAGTCTGTTGTCGTCTACGCCCGATTCCGAGCCGACCTCGGAGAACTCTCCGAAGCCCTTGGAGTCGAGCCACTCCACGGTGGTACCCCCCTGGCTGATCGACGCCATCTTGTCGAGTCTTTTCAGTCCGGCGACGTTCCCATATTCCTTTCCCAAATCCAAGCCGGAAGCACCGGAATCACCTTGACGGCCGCCAGCCACATGGTGTACCACTCGCTCACGTTCTCCTATGAGGACTGGGCGCAGAGCCAGGACCGCATCCACCGCATCGGACAGACCAAGCCAGTCAACTACTACTACATGACCATGGTCGGTCCGAAAGGTGGAATGTTGATCGATGGTTTGGTGTTGAAATCACTGGAGACCAAGGAAGATGTTGCCGGGATTATCACCCGGGACCCCAGCCTGCTGCTACCGAAGGAGCTAAAATGATTGAACAAATTCTTGCGTTGCAGGCAGAGGGTATGGGGCAGCGGACCATTGCCAAGGTGCTCGGGATAACCTACAGCAAGGTGCGCTGGGAGCTAAAACGCTACAGCGCAGGGCCAGTCACTATTGTCCCGAAGTCCACAGGCTCGGCGCCTCGCATACTGCTGTACGACATCGAGACCGCTCCCGCCATTGGCTACATCTGGAGCATGTGGAAAACGAACGTGCTTGGTATCAAAGAGGATTGGTATCTGCTTTGTTTCGCTTGGAAGTGGTTGGGTGAAGACGAGGTCCACTACATCGACAACAGAGGCAATCGCAACGACCGGGCACTAGCCACACAACTCCATAGCCTGTTGGGCGAGGCCGACATCGTCATCGCCCACAACGGCGATAACTTCGACCAGAAGAAGGCCAACACCCGGTTCAACTTCCATGACCTTGGGCCGGTGTCCCCCTACCAGTCTGTCGACACACTCAAGGAGTCGAGGCGGTACTTCTCTCAGATGTCCCACAGCCTCAAGCACGTTCCCGACCTGATGGGCATCAAGCAGCGCAAAGTGGTAGGGCACGACTTCAGCCTGTGGACCGATTGCATGGCTGGCGATGAGAAGGCCTGGGAAGAGATGGAGGCATATACCCGCCAGGACGTTGACGTTTTGGAAGAGGTCTACCTGAAGATCCGCCCCTGGATGGGCACACCTGGCAAGGCCTCCCACCCGAACCTGGCCCTTTACGGAGAGCCTCATGTATGCCCGAAGTGTGGGCACGACGATCTTATCAAGTGGGGTCAGCACCGCACTACGGTGTCGGTGTTCCAGACCTGGCAGTGCAAGAACTGCGGCGGATACTCCCGCAGCCGGAAGCGTATCTCGCAGGCCGGGGGCCAGGCAGTGGAGCGGATGTAATGAGCAACGGCATGGAAGAGCGGTTCCGGCGGGACATTGAGTTCTACACCTGGGCTGTGGCCAACAAGCCGTGGGGGGTTCCCCTGCGGCTGTGGCTCTGGGCCTGCGAGTTCAAGTGGGACCGACCCTGGCCGGAGGATGATGAAGATGGACGTAGCTGATCCCTACTGGAACTGTGAGGTCTACTGCCAGCATGATTTAGGGCGGGGAGTACTCATCTCCGAACTCCTGGGCGAGGACGATGGTCCACACTTCGATGGAATACCTAAGCCCAGCGGGCCGTTGACTATAGTGAGACAACTTCAGAGAGCGAGATGGCATGGAAATCGAGACAGTGATCCAGAAGGTGGAGACACCCCAGCAGTGGAGCCAACTCCAGATAGCGATGGACGCCGCCCGGGTGGTGGGCCTGGACATCGAGACGACACCGGTTAGGTGGTACGAGGATGGCTTCCGCATCCTGACTGTGGCCTTCTCCACGGAAGAGGGCCATGCCTTCGTCGTGCCCGTCCAGCACCCCGAGACCGAGCCGGGGGTGGCCGCTCAACTTATCAGACTCAAGAACGAGATCGAGGGTTTCAAGGGCAACTTCATCATGCAGGGCGGAGACTTCGACCACATGGCCCTCCGCAAGTTCGGCATCGACCTTCTCTCTTGGGATGATACCATGGTCATGGAGTACCTGATCGATGTGGATGCCCGCAAGCGCCTCCAGGACCTCGCCAAGCGCTACCTGGACATCGACAAGTGGAAGGACATCAACTACAAGAAGCCGGAAGAAGAGGACCTCGACACACTTATGCGGCTCAACGGCCGAGACGCAGATGTCACTCGCAGGCTCGACGCTATCTTGCAAAGCAAGGTAGAAGAATCCGGGAAGGAAATCTTGTACGACGGGCTGATGATGCCCGTAATCGAAGTGCTTTGTGACATGGAGTGGGCCGGAATTCCGGTAGACAAGGATCGATTGCTGAACCTGATCGATGAGACCGAACGTCAGATAGAGCGGGTGCTTGATAGTATCCGGGAGATCTCTGGTAAGGGTACGGGCAAAGGATTGTTCAATCCCAACTCATTCAAGCAACTTGGTAAACTGCTCTACGGTGAGCTAGGCCTGCCTTGCGTGATGTGGACGGACAAGGGAGCGCCAAGCACTAGCGCCGAGGCCCTCCGCAAGATTAAGCACAAGCATCGTATCGTGCCAATGGTGATGGAGTATCGCAAACTGCGGAAGCTCTACACCGCCAGCCTTCAGCCGTGGTTCGACAAGCTGGACAAGGACAACAGACTGCACCCCAGGTACAAACCTGCCCACGTCAAGACAGGGAGACTCGCTAGTGAGATGCCTAACATTCAACAAGTCCCTCGGGGCGCTCCCCGGGAAGTCTTCGGAGGGGTCGTCGGTTACAAGATGGTGGAGATTGACTTCAGCCAGATGGAGCTACGCATTGTGGCGTGGACAGCAGGCGAGAAGACCATGCTCGATGCGTTTGCTCGTGGCGATGATCTACACCAGATCACAGCCGATGCGTTTGGTGTGGATCGTCAGACTGCCAAGGCTTTGAACTTCGGGCTGCTCTACGGTGCCGGTCCTCGCAAGCTGAAGTGGATCGCTGAAGAGCAGTACGGTGTGACTCTTACTGAGTTGCAGGCCACGAAGCTGCGCCTCCAGTGGTTCAAGAAGTACCCCGGCATCCAGGACTATCACGAGAGCGCAGTACGAGAGGCGTATGCTACTGGTGGGATCTCCACGGCCTTCGGCCGGTGGCGCCCGCTGCCCGACATCAAGAGTCAGGAATGGGGCAGACGTGGTGGTGCCGAGAGACAAGCCATCAACACGCCAATCCAGTCCGTCGCCTCTGACATCACGCTGGTCAAGCTCATTGAGGTGGCTAAGCATCCGAGCGTGCTGGCTGCAGGCATTCGACCGCTTGCCACCGTGCATGACTCCATCCTGTTCCTCGTGCCAGAGCCGTCGCTGGAAGTCATTCCCGCCATACAGAGGATGATGGAAGACACGTCAGCGTTCCGAGGCCTCTTTGGTGTCGAGATCGATGTGCCCATCGTCACCGACGTAACGATTGGAGACCACTGGTCGTGAAGTATGGGGAGGCTCAGCAACTAGAGAACAAGAAGCGTATCCAACAGCTACTTCGGGGGGTCTCCGTGAACCTCACCATCGAAGAGGTGGGCATCAAGATGACGGTTACGGATGTCATGGAGGCAGTTGAAAATGGGGGCAACACCCCGGCCCCGGAAAAAGGAGAATGGTATGACATCCTCGCCCTCATATGAGGACTTCGGTCCTGGTGCTGCTATCAAGATGGCCAAGCCCCGGCGGTACAGCCACACTGCATTGAAGATGTTCCAGCGCTGCGCCAAGAGGTGGAGCTACCGCTACATCAATAGGTTGGAGCCAGCGGTCAAGGGCGAGGCCCTCTCCCGGGGCAGTGACCTTCACCAGATGTTGGAGTACTACTACTCGGAAGAAGAGTGGGACCTGGAAGAATTTACCACAGAAAATCAGAAATTGATTGTGGCGTACGACCAGCACTACGGCGAGGAAGAGTGGGAAATTGTGTCGGTCGAGCACGAGTATGAGATGACGATCGGGGCGTACACCTTGGTGTTCAAGCCCGACCTCGTCGTCCGCATCAATGGAGAGATCTGGATCGTGGACCACAAGACCACCGTCCGTATCCCCGACGAGTACGACGAGTACAACATGACTGACTTCCAGCACCTTCTCTACATCGAGGGCATGAAGCAGAACGGGTACGACGTGCGGGGCTTCCTGTTCAACTACATCAGGACCAAGGCTCCCACCCAGCCCAAGCTGCGGAAGGACGGGAAGATCGCAGACCTCCGGCGGCTGGATACCGACGTGCCCACACTGACAGCGTTCGCTGAGTTGGTCGGCCTGGATACTGACCCGGACGTGATCGACAAGCTCGTCATTCTACACCACACCGCCAACAAGTTCTTCCAGCGCCACTTCATCCTGACCAACGACCACGCTGTTGATGAGGCAGTCTACTCGACGGTGCTGGTGTTGGAAGAGATGGAGATAGCCGAACGGAACGAGGCATACCCGAGGCACGTTCTTCCCGGCTGGGCAGGCGCCGCAGCTTGCAGCAAGTGTGAGTTCCAGGGCATCTGCCAGACGGAGATGTTGGGAATGGATGTGGACCTGGAGTTGTTGGACCTAGTAGTAAGACCGAGGAGAACGACGTGAAGGAATTGTTGGAAGCATACGTGATCGAGAAGTTGAATCTACAAGCCACAATCCAGAAGCTCCAACAGGTCATCTCTGCTCTGATTGCTGACAGTGGGGCTGCGCCTGATACCACCTGGGACTTCGGCGAGGATGAACTTGTCGAGACTTCACCCATACAGATCAGTTACACCAAGGAAGGAGTCACCATTGAGCGTGCTGAAAACAGCTAAGCCCGCAGCGGCCACTAAATTCCTGACGGCCCTGTTCTTTGGACCGAGTAAGTCAGGTAAGACCACACTCATCGGCACGGCGCCGAAGTGTCTGGTGCTCGACACTGAGGGGGGCACCCTCTCGATCAGGGACACCGACGCCGAGGTCATCACCATCGGAGACTGGAGCACGCTAGAGGGTGTGGTGATGGAGCTAATGCTCAGCAGCACCCACGGCTACGAGACAGTGGCCCTAGACAGCGTCACGCTGCTCCAGGAGGTCGCTGGGGTAGAAGCTGGACTTCTGGGTGCAATTGTCGCTGGAGACGATCCTCGTCGGGCATACGGCAGTATAGGAGCCATGATCCGGCACAAGATCCTGCAACTGTCCTCTCTTCCCATGACCACCATCTTCACGGCCCAGCTACGGGAGCGTGACGGGGTGGACATCGAGGCAGGGCAGTACCCGCTGACACCCGACGTGACCCCGTCCATCCTCAAGACCCTGATGGCAGCCCCGGACATCATCGGCCGCACTGCCATCGTTCAAGCCGGGGCTGACCCCAACGACGTGGAGTACCGAGTGTACTTCGGCCCGGAGACCCGAAGCCAGGTAGGCCAGCGGAAGCTGGGAATACCTAGCGTCGTCAAGGGGTTGACCATACCGAAGCTCATATCACTAGCAAAGGAGCCTGTGTAATGCCCGCAACACCAGCCAACGTCCGCTTCACTGAGGAAGATTTCAAGGAGCGCACCAGCTACGACGACCTGGAAGTGGGCGACCACATCGCCCTCGTGACTGATGTCGAGGATGTCAAGTCCGGGAGCACCGACAACTACGGTTGGGGTTTCAAGTTCCAAGTCAAGGGCCTCACCCTGACCAGCAAAGTCTGGCTCAAGGGCAAGGGAGCCTGGAAAGTACGGGAAGTGTTCAACGCCCTCGGGTCCCCCGTGTCCCCGGGCGAGGACGTGACCACACTCGATCCGAACCCGCTGATTGGCCGCACCTGTGTGGTCACGGTGATTCGCAGACCCTACCGGGATGGCCGTCTTGACGACGAGGGTAATGTCAAGACGTTCGTTGACATCAGCAGGCACACGCCACTGGTGAGTGACCCGGTGGCAGACTTCAGCGATCTGTAATGCTGGAGAAGGAGATAGTGCGCCGTATCAAGATCGCACTCGTAGATAGGGGCTGCCATGTTGTCAAAATACATGGCAGCCCTGCTCTTGCGGGTGTATCTGATCTGTTGTGCTGCTACCGGGGACGCTTCTATGCCCTGGAAGTGAAGCGCCCTGAGACTAGAGGCAACGTGACGGCCCGGCAGCAGGCTTTTCTTGACGGTGTGGAGGCCGCCGGAGGTGTTTCAGCCGTGGTGGTGTCTGTAATGGAGGCTGTGGCCGTGATCGAAGGTTACTAGCCTGAGCGTGACTCGCTACCTGCGGTAGACCAGGCCTTACCACTGCGTGGTACGAGGCCAAGTTCACCTTGAGCAAGCAACACGTCAGCAGCAGTAAGAGCTTCGGACCACACTGCGGCACCCACAATCTCATCATCGACGTAGCTAGTGCCAGCACCCGAAAGACGCCCAAGACGCAACACTTCAGCGTTTGCCAACGTCAAAGACGAACCGTCAGTTACAGGTGTCCCGGCAACACCGTCTGTGTAAACAATGATGTCGTTGTCTCCAGCAGCGTCTCGGACAACAGTGATGACGTGTTCTTGACCGTCTGTGAGGGCTGGGCCTGAGGCTGTGTCTGGTGCGGCCGTTCCATCGTCCAGCACAAAGTTTGGTACGCCGGTCGTGTCTATGTATAGGGCGTAGCCAACAGCAGTTGTTAGATTAGCCTTCTTAGCAATGAGTACCTGATCGGCAGCGGGTGTTACATCATACGATCGGCTAATGGTCATCAAACTGAAGTCGTCCCCCGTTGCGAAATCAAGCGCAGCGTCATCGGGAATCTCAAACATATCATCAGTGCCCCGAAGGAAGCGGGGGCCGTTTACGACAATAGCTTTGCGTCCTGTAGCGGCCCGATTGATCGTCATGGTCGCAGCGTTGCTGGACTCCTCAACGAAGGTGGCGAAAGGCTCAACTAAGGCAGCAGCGTCTGTGAAGTCGGCATCGAAGACCAACGTAGTTTCCGTCAAGTCGGAGTAAATGCGGATTCTG